TGAACGCTGTTACCGTCAAACCTAAAGAAACCGCGCTGGCCCATCCAGAATACGCCCATATCCACGTCAGCCGCAGCCTTGCGAGATATAGCCCCGCAAGATGTTCCAACGCGCTCAAAGCCATACACATAAGGCGGGCCAGTATAACGCGCGGTATGCGCTGATGTATCCGTCAAGATAAGCGTCTGGCCTCGCGTTCTAATGCCCTGCATAATTTGCCCGCTATCAGAAAGCTCGATATCACCAGCCTCGTTTGTTGCGGCTGGCGTCCATAGCGTGTTGTTTTCCCTATCGCACCAAGAAATCTTGCGCGGGTTGCCGCCGCTACCTAAAGCAAAGATAAAACGCTCTTCCGTTACAACCAATCCAAGATTATTTATTGGCGCATTCGCAATCGGCGCGGCCTTAGCGCCAGACCCAAGCTGCCATTCCAAAAGGCGCTTATCATCTTTTGAGCAGGCTACAAGATATTCGCCAAAGTTGTCTAAGCTCCACGTCGTAGCTTCAAGAGGTATAGCGTTTGTGTTTTGCTGGATTGGCTGGCCGTAGTAACCGTTTCCATAAAATCCATCCCCATACCCCGTGCCAAGCTCTGCGCTTTCACGACCAGAAGTTAAATCGGCGGGCGCAATATCGTAAATAGTACCGCCGCCAACCATTGCCTTTAATTCGTTGTAAGACCCTCCAGCAAGATAAGCATCACTAGAGTTTGTTTCCCAAGTGTGCATCCCCCTAACAGGATTTGTGCTGAATGACGCCTTACGCTCTTGCCAACCACCAATGGGGCGCAAGCTATTATCTCGCCATCTAACTAAGCTTCCCTCACGCCAGCGATTAGATTGCTCTAAGTCAGTGCCGTTTCGGTAAAAGCCAGCGGGGATGTCTAGCGGAACCAGCGTCATTCTATTCTGGCTTTTCTGGCCAAGTTACATTGTCGGGGAAGCCATCCTGCTGCGGCAAATCCCTTAATGCGCTTCTGTAATCTAGCTGCGCTTGTGTGGGCGTTCTGTCAGGCAAAACCCACCAATCAGTACCAGAAAGCAGCGCGTTTCTATCTGCCCTTATAATTTTTTCGGCGTCTGGATTGCCGCCCGCATTAAACGCGTCGATCTCTGGCTGCGTTAATGCTATGCGCTCGCCGTCAACATACTTATACATTTTAATAATCCTTCATGCCGTACAGCGCAACAACAGCGCCAGCCGCAACAGATGCACCTGTCTTGTGGGATAGATTGATTGCGTTTACTGCTGCCTGCAAGCCATATACACCACCAAATGTTTGCACCTGTGTTTCGCCGGAGTCGTCTCCCGTGCCAGTTCCAACGACGGCATTAACAATGACGCCGCTGAACGCAGTAAACTCGCTTGCGTTTAATGGGTTTGATATGTTTACAACGCCACTTGCCCCAACCGTAGGGAAATTATAAGTGGTTCCACCAATAACGACAGTTTGGTCTGAAATATTATTTACTGCAACATTTATACCTGTCGTAGACCTGCTCATTGATGTGGACTCTGAACCGCCAGCGGTTTCTAAATGCCTTACATTAAGACTGCTATAATTTGCGGTTGCGTCAAACGTAGAGCCGCCATCAGTGCTTGCCTCAATGTATAAAGTAGTAGTGTTGCCGCTTGATTTCACATTGCTCAATACCAACTGAAAATCTCTATAACCCGTAGGCAAGGTAAACGTTACGTCTGCGGCGCTAGACGAAAGCACCGTTTCGCTGATTAGCTCTAAGCGTCGGTTGAGTTGCGTTTGAATATTGCTGGTCACGCCGTCAGTGTGATTAAGCTCAGCCGTAGTCGCCGTCACACCGTCCAGCTTGTTTATTTCCGCAGCATCGGCAGTAACGGCCACGCCGCCGACCTTCCATGATCCAGCAGTCAAGTCTGGGGTGCTTGCGGTTGTGCCATTTAAAACCGCAACAACATCATCAAGCGCCGTGTTGACAGTTGTACCCCAAGTGTTTTCTGAACCGCCAACTGTGGGTTTGGTTATGCTAATCGTCATTTAATCGCCTCGCGCTTTTTTGCACTATATATCATTTTATCAGCAAACACTATGCTGCTTCCTGCTCAGTCCAAGTCGGATCTGTTGACCCCTGCTCTGTCCATGTCTCCGCGCCGACCGCTTGCTCCGTCCACGTTTCTGGCCCTACCGGCTCGACTTGCCACTTAAACCGCGCTGGGCCAACGGTTGGAGCGCCAGCAACAATATTATCCAGCGTGATGCTGTGGATCTGCGTGATGCTTGGATCGCCGACAGTCGGGGTTCCGGTAATTATGTCTTCCGACGTTATAACGTGAACGATGTTTGCCGTTGCGTCAGCAACAGTAGGAACGCCAGCCGTAATGTCGGTTGACGTTAGCGGGTTATTCTCAACCAGCGTAGACGTTTCTATTGTCGGAGCGCCAGCCGTAATGTCTGTTGATGTTAAACTTTGGTTTTCGCCAATAAAAGCAGGACCAACGACAGGCGCACCCGCAACAATATCTAATGCGGTTGCGTTGTGAATTTGGCTAATCGTAACATCAGCAATAGTTGGTGTGCCAGCAACAATATCAATTGGCGTAAATAACGTTTGATCTGTGAGGCTTGCATCCTCAACAGTTGGAGCGCCGGTTGTAATCCCTGCCGCTGTTAAGTTTATATCCTGAGATATTGTCGGCGCAGAAAAAACAGGAACGCCAGCCACGATGTCATCGCCGCTAAACGCATGGTTGTGATCTAAGTCAGGAGCGCCAACAACAGGCACACCAGATGTAATATCATCAGCCGTTAAGGATTGCCCCTGCGCAATGCTAGACGCAGCTACAGTAGGCAAACCCGACGTAATATCATCAGACGTAAGAGCATGAACCTGAGAGATTGTTGAGGCGGCAACCGTGGGTGCGCCAGCAACAATATTATCAAGTCCAAACGCTGCTTCTGCAACAGCCCCAGTATCCGCTAAGGGGGCAGACGCTAGTGGGCTGAAACCTAGCATGTATTACTCCTTAAACGGCAGTAGATCCATCCATGTCAGACTGAGCCATAACCCAAGCATAACACTTGTCCATAAACGTAGAGCCAGACGCAGCTTCAATATCTGTGAGATTTGCGTTGTACCGCTTAAAATCTACCTCACGAGTGTCATCATCAGGCGTTGCTGTAGCATAAGCTGACAGGTCAATCATTACTGAGAATTTTGGGTCAGTTTCACGCTGACGGCTGACTGCCGCTGTCACAATGCGGTAGTAAGCGTTGTTAAATGCAATGCCGTACTGAGAGGCACCTTGTTCGATGTTGTGTTGAATAGCCATTTGGTATCTCCTTTTAGGCGTAAATTACTTCAGATGTGTGGATCGTAGCCACCCACCTGATGTCTGTTGATGCTGCACCAGTTGCCTCAATCTTTAGGCCCCCGTTTGTTGTGTCAGCGGATAATGCAAGACCCCATGAGGGGGTGTTACTAATTGCGGTAACTGTGGAGCCAACTAAAGTAGTTGTACCAGCAGAACCTTCCCTGCGGATTAGACCCTCAACCTTCCAAGCTGCACAGGCTGTACCATCAGCCGCTTGCTGGCGAGCTACTATAGTACCTGAGAAACTGTAGGCAGAGTTGTTGGGTAGGATGACTTGGTTTGTTGCATCAGCGGCAACTGAAGGACTATAGCCAGAGGAAAGTACCTTAGCTGTAGCGTCAGTGGTGGCTCCGTACAAAACAATCTGACCCTGCTGGGCCGTACCTGCACCCCCAGCAAACCCAGAAGCGTGGGCCAGTTTGCCGTAAATACCTCTAGTGTCTGATCTATCTCCCATAGCAATATCACCACCGCCAGACGCAGTAGTTTGGTAACCAATGGCTATGCTTGTTCGTGACGCAGAATTTAAGCCTGAGGCTGTGCATAAGGCACCAAGAGCAATGCTCATATCCCCTGTAACAGTATTATCGTAACCCGCAGAAAAACTGCTGTAGCCTTGCGATATATTTAAGTAGCCTATTGCTGCGGCATAAATTCCACTTGCCTTAGCACGATACCCTATCGCAATACTATTAGCACCAGTGGCTCCATAGCCGCTTGTGTTATTATCTATAACCGCCGCAAAGCTGTCTGCTCCTGATGCTCTTGATTTACCAAGGCTAACTGCATCTACAGCAGTGGCGTAACCATTACGACCTAATTGAACAGCGCCATCTGCTGTTGCTGCAGAGTTTTTACCAATTGAAACGCTTTCA